TGACACTTGAAACGGTAGAAGATTTTGCCAAAGTGTTTGATCTGGAATTGGACTGGTCGCTGAGACCTGTTGATAATGAACCAAGCAAACCTGTTGCAAAACCTGAGCAGGGTGAATTTATTTTTGAGTTGTCCGAGGACGACCAGTGGGCCTTCAAAGGCTGGCGCGAGAACAACGGGCTTTAATCATGTCTGATTTATACGATGTCTTGGGTGTCGGGCGGGACGCAAGTCCTGCTGACATCAAGAAGGCATATCGTGCTAAAGCCAAGTCCGCACACCCTGACGGTGGCGGAGATGCGGAACAGTTTGGTGCTTTGACGGCGGCGTTTGATTGCTTGAGCGACGAAGACCGCCGGAAACGCTATGATGAAACTGGCGATGTGGGTGGAAGCCAGCCTGACAACACGTTTTCTCAGGCGTTGCATTTTGCGACCAACGCAATCAACACGATTTTGAATACGATTGAGTCCCGTGGGTTGGAAGTCGAGCGTTTTGACATCCTTGGGGATGCGATCAAGACGTTGGAGAACCAGATCGAGGCTGAAGCAAACGAGCGTGAAAGGCTCGGAAATTCGGCCAAAAAATTGGAAAAATTAGCTAAAAAGTTCAAAGCCAAGAAGAAAAAGGTCAATCGTATTGGTCCGGTGCTTGATGCACAGGCCGCGGATATTCGCCGCCGAATTGCAAAAGGTGAAGAAGTCGCCAATATAATGAAAATGGCTTGGGACATCCTGAACGACCATAACTTTGATTGGTCGCCACCGGAACCAGTGCCCGTACAACCAATGGGTCAAATGACATGGCGGTAAAATCATCGAAATGGCTCAAACTGTTTCAAGACTTCATTGGTGATATTCGTATTTCATCCAAGGAAGCGATTTCGCAAGACGAGCGTGGGTCAAAGCTGGAGCTGTGGGAATCGCAACGCCGCTTCATCCATGAGGTCGGCACTGGTCTCGATAGTGACATCCACAAGTTCTATTGCCTGAAGTCCCGCCAACTTGGCGTCACCACAGTGTCGCTGGCAATTGACGTGTTCTGGATGGCACTGCACCCGAACATCATCGGGTGCCTGGTGACGGACACCGAGAAGAACCGCGAAGCCAACCGTATGTTGTTGGAAAAGTATGTTGAGTCGTTTCCTGACGGCTACTTCGGTGACACGTTCAAGATCGTTCGATCCAACCGGCAAATGTTGCAGTTCTCCAACGGGGCACGGTTGGATTTGTTGGTGGCCGGTACGAAGGACAAAGGAACGTCATGGGGCGAAGGTGTCGGTTATGCCTTCGGACATTTGACGGAAGTTGCGGCTTACGGCTCGGCGGAAGGATTGAAGTCGCTTGAGGAAGGTTTTGCTCAAACAAACCCTAACCGTTTGTTTATTTATGAGTCGACAGCAAAAGGGTTTAACCATTGGCGTACACGGTATGTCGATGGCTTGAATGACCCGCTGTCGGCGAAGTCTTTCTTTGTCGGCTGGTGGGCTGGCGACACGAACCGGATACCACGGAAAGACCCGCGGTTCTTGCAACACGGTTTGCACCCGCCGGAGTTCGAAGAGAAAGAAATGATCGACGTCGTACAAGAGAATTACGGCCATAAGATCACGGCTGAACAATTGGCTTGGATACGGTGGAAAACCGAAGCGGCGGGCGCCGAAGCGGCTTTGTTGGATCAAAACCAACCATGGACTGCCGAACAAGCGTTTGTTCAAACGGGTTATTCGTTCTTCCAAACCCGCGTGATTACGGCGGATATGAAGCGGTTGGACGAAGAGATGGTGCGCTACAAAGCGTACCGGTATGAAGTGGACGGCGACTTCTTCAATTTCAAAATGATTGAGCTGAAGCCGGGCATTGATAGCCCCGACGACATCGAGTTAAAAGTCTGGGAAGAACCGGTTGAAGGAGCAAAGTATGTTATCGGTATGGACCCTGCCTACGGGCGTAACGACCACAAAGACCACCACGTCATCTCAGTATGGCGGTGCTTCGCAGACCGAGTTGTACAAGTCGCGGAGTATTGTACCGCAGATGTTGAGGCCAAACACGCGGCTTGGGTATTGTTCCATTTGTCGTCTGCCTATGTCGATTGTCTCGTCAACCCCGAAATCGGTGGGCCGGGCGCACTTGTTCTTGGCGAGTTCGATCATCTCCGGCAATTGCTTTCACTAGAAAGCAACGCTTCGCGGGTGAAAGCCCGTGGATGGGAAGACGCCGGTTCGCACGCACGGATGTATCTGTACAAGCGGCCTGACTCGATGGGTGCCGGTTATGTGATCGGCTTCCAGACTAACTGGAATACCCAGTCAATTCTGATGCACCAGCTTCGCGGTTGTTATGTGTCGAACGAGTTGAACATCAACTCCCGTTCGTTGCTGAACGAAATGTCGTTGGTGGTTGTCGATAACGGGCACATCGGTGCGCCAGAGTCACGCGACGAAAATTGCAAAGACGATCGAGTGTTCGCCATGGCGTTTGCGGTTCGTGCTTGGAAAGACTGGACGCAAAAAGACATGATGGCTCAAGGTCTAACCTATGATGCGGTGATGAACGCTCAGAAAGGTGAGAAGCCAGCGGTCGCAACCACGGTCAACCGGATCGTGTACAACTTTTTGAAGACGATGGAAGATCATGCGGACGATGAACCCGAACCCCCTGCATGGCAAACGGAGTATGGATTATGAGTAGAGCAGACGTTAAATTTCGCGCTAAATCAGAGGCACCGGCACCAACACCGGAGTCGCTGTTTGATGAAACACCTGTGGTGACAGAAACCAAAATTCCAAAAGGATTTGAGGAATTGCCGGAGGTTAGCGTCAACTTTCCGTACACGGGACGCGCAGTCTATGTGACGGACGGCGTGAATGTTGCTCCGGCGGTCTGGCGTGTAACCCGTTCATATGACGGAGCCAACGTAAAGTGGGTTTACGATCAGTATTGGGCGCAGCATAATGCGGGTGGTCAAAGGTTAGATATGGTTCCTATCGCTTACAAGAAAATGGAAGATTGATATGACCGTCACGTTGGAGATCAACATGAATAAGTCTGATACTTTCTTGGAACCGACTAAGTACAAGATCAGGTACAAGTGCGAATTGTGCGACCATGAATATACACGGACGTACAAAGCCATTCCGATCAACGATCCGCCATGCCCCAGCAAAGCTTGCATCGTGAAGCAAGAATTAGTGGCTATGAAAAAGCAGATGGATAACTTCCAGCGGATGTTGGAGTCTGGTCAAGGTCCGGGGCAAATCGGTAACAAGATTGTCGTGAAGGCTGTCGATGAGACCGCTCGTATCGTCATGGAAGATTATCAGATGACGGATTTGAAGGATAACATCCGTCAAGGCGAAGCGGTCGCACCAAAATTACCGGGCCAGCAGCAGACATTGGCTGACAACTATTTTGGCGGTCGCGGGTTGCAGGCAGCGGGCATCAACAAGAAACAAGCTGACTTGTTGGGTCGTCGGGCTATTGCGGGGGCGTTCCGCGGAGCAGCCCTTAATCCGGGATCTATCCAACTGCCCGAAGTTAAAAACGGGCAGTCACCGTTACGGGTGATGAGGACAGAACCGACGGGTAAAAAATAAGGGGCTTCGGCCCCTTACTTCTTTTTGTGGGTTTGCGCTTTCATTTCTTGCTCTTTGGCAGCTGCTTCTGCGTGAGCAATTTCGCGGCGCATGATATTGGCGCGCAGCTCGTCTGGATCGGTAACGTCCACATGATCGACGAGTTCCGATGGTGACATCGCGCCGATGCGCTGTAGGCTGAACGCAAGTTCCTTGGCGTCTTGCGAGAACGCTGGCGACGAGGAGTGCGAGTCAACGGTGAGCGACACGTCATCCGGCAAATCAGCAAAAGTGAATGTGACCGGCACAAGACCTTTGGCTGGCGGGATCAACAAGGCTTCTTCGCCTGGCGCCGCAGAATTTTCAAATCCGGCAGCGTCTTTTGGAACCCATGCAATCATCTTTTGATCGACGTGAGCGCGGGCCATGTCGAGCATGAGAGCGCCAAACTTTTCAACGTCACGCTCGATGAGGAGCGCACGGTCTTTGAAGCGCGGCGAGAACATACGTACCAATGTTTCGGCGTGTTGAGCAGAGCGCACACCCTGTTCGCCTTGACCTTTGGCGATTGGCGGCAGACCCATCATCTCGTCAAACATACGCTCGTACTCATGGAGCGAGGCCCACAAAGCTTCTGGGATTTGAATGTTGTCACGCTCGATCTTGGCGTTCGGGTTGGAGTCAGTCCAGTAACCACCCGGCTTGTTGAAGCGAGAGAGTGCCTGTTGGTTTACGCCGGTCGAGCCGACAAACTTGGTGGCGGGCTCTTCTTGTTTGCGAAGCATCTTGTTGATGCCTGTGATGCGTGAGTTGATGGCTTCTTGGAGAAGAACAAGACGCGTAACTTCCGATGCGCCCCAAAAATAATCCGGCACCGGATTGGCGCAGAACAGGCTGAACGGATGGCTACCCTTGAGAACAGGGTCAGTTTGTTTTGCGTGAGTGTTGTAGGAGAACGAACTGGTTAGCTGGTACTTACCACCGATCAGAATGTCTTCGCCAATGATCTGGAATGTTGTCCAATCACCACGGTTGTCATCCCATACCCAAAGCTCGTCCAGTTCAAGCATGGCTGATTCAACGGCTGGATCGATGTCGGCTTTAGGTTGCGACATCCAGTCAACAAGGCCGCGGCTTTGGTTTGGAAGACCGCTGCCCGCAGCTTGGAACGGGTAAAGCCCGCCCGTCACAATATTCATGGCTGACGCAGATGCGTCTTTCATGCCGCCAGAAATACCTTTCATGTGCGTCTTGGCACGTTCTTTCAAGTCGTCTTCGTCAGGACGACCGCGAATAAGGTTGCGAAATTGCGCGGGCGTAATGATCATGCGGTGCGTAAACGCTTCCATGTCCGCATCAAGCGCCGTGTAATTCTCGTGCAACACGCCAAAGTTTTCTGGCTGCACCAGCTGCGTGCTAAATTCTTTGTTGACGGTGTTCAATTTTAAGAGGCCAAGACCTTTGCGGAGAGCAATTCCGACGGCTTGGGAAATCTTGTTGTCCGAATCAGTCTGGCGGCAGAATTTTCTAATGCGTGCCGCAGCAGCCCGACCTTTAGATTCGTTGACAACGTTTGGAAGATCAGGATCGGTGATGGCGAAGCGTAAAGACACCGGAGAAAAAAGAAGTGATTCGAGATCATCGAGTGATGCGTAAGTCTTGTTAAACATTGCTGGAGCAGCTGCGTCAGCTGAACCAGACATGGCGTAAGACTCGAAA